GTCGGATAAGTGCGACGGCTCTCCAATCCGGATTGCGTCGAATGTTTCCATCCCTCTGGAACACATAGGTGAGGAAACCCCGGAGAAATCCGGGGAGCCCCCCGTTCATCCTGAAACCAGGAGGAGCGGTTACCCATGCGCCTGCCTCTAACGCTGCTTCGAAAGCAACGCGAAAGGCATCCAGCGTGATAGTGAGGAAGGGTTCGCCCTCTTCACAGTGACGACGCGTGACGGTCTCAATGTCACGCGCAGGGTCGAGGTTGTACAGGTGAGCAGCATCTGTTATGATGCTGCATGTCAGAGCTACGAGGCTTTTCATGTCTGCCCTCCTTAAGGGCTAGGCATCCAAGGTCCCGTGACTCCGCGGTGTCAGGCTACTACGCCTGGCCCTGCACGACCGCCACCTGAAGCCCCGCGTTGTCGACATAGTCGACGAACAGGGCGAACAGGGCGGTGGTCTCCGCAGCAGAGAACCCCTGAAGAGGGGAGTCGATCACGATGTGAGCCGACTGGTCATAGACCTTGTTCTGCGACGGGAGGAGCGGGTCGGCTGCCAGCTTTCGCTGGGTCAGCTTCACCACGTGACGGTTACGAGAACCGTTGCTGTGGTCGACTCGCAGCTCGTACGACGTGTCCGCGGACGCAAAGCGTCCAAGAACCGTGGAAACACGGTTCAGGTCAGTCGCACTGGGCGAGGTGGGCAGAGACTGAGGGTCCGCAAGGGCCATCGGTGTATGCTCCTTTCAAGAGCGTATACGCTACCTCCATAAGGTGCGAAGCCTGTTACAACTTTTGCAACAGGTGCCTAAGACCTTGTCTTAGGCGCGAGGCCAGCGCCAAACGACAGCCCTAAGGCTGTCAAGGCGCTCCACTGGAAGGCATTAAGCCCCGAGAAATCCGTCTCAAAGCCAAAAGCTTTGCAGGCGTCTCTCCTCTTCGTTTCCCGGACCTCCGTCGACAAGACGGAGACCGGCTGAAGAACCGGTGGACTGATTCCCACTCGGATCCCTCCGAGTGCTATCTGTTGGCGCTCTTGGCGAGTGTGGCACATTATGTACCCATACTCGCTGACGACGTTGTAGTCTGCGATAATCTGGCGGGCTTCCAAGAAGTCCCCCGTATTCGCAAACCAGTCAGCCATGAAGGAGAATGGGATCAAATCCCATGCTGCTCTAACGTCCAGACCTAGGCCTGTCAGGTAGTCTACCTCGTGGAAGAAGCTGGAGCAACGCCCCAGCCAATCGTCCGTATACGAGGGAGTCATCCTAAAGGCGCCCGACCACCATATCCGCTGTGTACTACTGCGGAACAGGTGGATCGAACCCTGGAACTGGTTACCCGTCCCCACATAAATCGTGTGAGGCGGAGCCAGAGAGCTAGCAGACCGGTTTAAGTACCGGACTGTCTTCCTTCGGCGATACCTTCGCGTCCCATGACGACTTATGGTCTCGGCATGCCGCCGAGACCGGGTGAGTGACTCGGCCAGGGCGTCCAAACTGGACACCGTTGGCCTCACTCCGAAGATATACGCAAGGTAGTCATCGGCTGCAGCGCGGGCCTCCTCAAGAGGAAGCCCACGAATTTGCCGATGACGGCGGACAGCGGCTTTACGCCGCGCAGACTTGCCCCGTACTTGACGGGACGCTGCCTTCACTGATGCCTGACCGGGAACTGCGAGAGCCCGCACTGGGTTCAACGCAATCTCTCCGATCAGAACTGCGAGATCAGCCTGATCCCGCGGCAGTGAGTTCAGATAAGCCTGCTGGCCAACGCTTTTCCGAGTGTTCTCCGACGGTGTGTCGAAGTCGGTGAGCACGGGCCAATGAGATCCGCTCCAACCTGTGAGCACATAGTCGTTCTGGACCTGGGTTTTACCCGCGTCCGGAAGCTCGTAGCTGAGCGTGCCGACTTCCCTTCGGAAGCGGTCGACAGCAAACGAATGCAGGCCAGCATCACCAATGGTGAGGTTGTCCTCGGCTAGGGCTCTATTGAAATCTCTGTGAGACCTCCCGTGGGTCGCAAGATAGCGATCCACTGCGGGGATATCAGTCCGCGCAGAGCCGGTGACGGAATTATCCGCCATCGTCTCTTGACCCTCCACACGTTGAAACGTGCGAATGGTTGCGTTGCCCACTTTCAGAGTGGCGAGCTCCTCAAGGGAGCGGGACTTAGAGACCAAAAGGTTGTACCTCCTAACTGTTATTGACCCTGACTCCAGAGCCAAAGTTTTACAACAGAGTGGCCGTATCTAACGGCTTTGCCCCGGTGCTCACCGGGG